AGATCCTCACTGGTGATCGAGTGGACAACATCCCAGGTCTCAAAGGCATCGGCCCGAAGAAAGCAGATAAGATCCTTGGCGAAGCAACTAAAGAGCCAGAACTATTCAAGCTGGTACTAGAAGCTTACGACAATGATCTTGAACGAATGACGGAGATGGCTCAACTACTATGGATAAGACGAAAGGAAAACGAGATGTGGCAACCCCCAAGCTTGTCTACCTAGAATGGGTGGATGCTGTAGCTGATCTGGGCTGGGAAGCAAACTGTAAGGCTGAGCTACACCATTGTCATACAGTTGGATACATCATCGATGAAACAAAGGATGCTATCTGTGTTGCTGCTACGTGGTCCCTGACTATGAGTAATGCTAGGATGCACATACCCAAAGCCTGGATCACTAAACGAAAGGTACTTAAACTTGAAGACAAGCAGCGCAAAGCAAAAGGGAAGGCTGCTCCAGCAGTGGACGAGGGATCTAATACTCAAGGAGTTCAACCTCAGTGAAGAAGATGTCAGGTCAACAAGCATGGGAGCGCAAGGCGAAGACATTCAGTTCTCGAAAGCTGCAGCCGAGCGACTACGTATTTCTATCGAATGCAAGAGCAGGGATCGAGTTGCCGTTTACGGCTTCTATGACCAAGCGAGAGAGAACACGCCAGCAGCGCGAGAGCCTGTCGTTGTTATTAAACAGAATCGAAGATGCCCCTTGGTAGTGATTGATGCCGAGTACTTCTTCAAACTTTTAAAAGGAGTAGTAACATGCGAGTCTCTGGAGTCCCCTACGAAGTAGAAGATAAAGAGTTCACTATGGAGTTTGAGTTTATTCACAAGGCTCAGAACTATAACGACAGCGAGGTTAAGTCCAACGTAACTCACAAGAAGATTGTTGTCAGTGATGCAGCTAGTTGGGATGAAGTACTAAAACACTTTGTCACTTTCCTTGGCAACTGCTATGGCTATGACATCAGTGATGAGGTTGATTACACCACTGTTGATGATCGTGTTCAACGAGCAATGGATCGACTGAAGGAACCAAAGGATGAGTAAGACGCACCTAGTACTACCAGACATGCAGGTCAAAGATGGGGTTGATCTGTCCTACTTAGACTGGGTTGGTCAATACATTGCAGACAAACAACCAGATGTGATTGTTAACATTGGTGACTTTGCTGACATGCCTAGTCTGTCTTCTTACGATGTTGGTAAGAAAAGCTTTGAAGGGCGTAGGTACAAGACTGATGTTGAGGTTACACGTAAAGCAATGGAGCGTTTGCTTGCTCCCATGAAGGAATTAAATGAACTCAAACGAAGACGAAAAGAGAAACAATATAGACCCCGAATGGTTCTCACGCTTGGCAACCACGAGGAGCGTATTGTCAGGGCCATCGAAGGAGATCCTAAACTCCACGGCACTATTGGCCTCGATGATCTCGGATACGCAGAAGCTGGTTGGGAGGTGTTTGATTACCTTAGTCCTGTTGTTATTGACGGTGTGGTATATTGTCATTTCTTTACATCAGGGGTGATGGGCAGACCAGTCTCTAGTGCTGCAGCCCTGCTGACCAAGCGACACATGAGTGCTGTCATGGGGCATGTGCAGGGTAGGCAGATAGCCTATGCGAATCGTGCTGATGGTAGACAGATCACTGGTCTGTTCTGTGGCTGCTGCTACCTACATGACGAGGACTATCTAGGTGCTCAGGGTAACAACTACTGGCGTGGTGTCTGGATGCTGCACGAGGTAGAGGATGGTCAGTTCGATGAGATGCCTGTTAGCCTTAAGTATCTTAAGAAGAAGTATGCAGCCGATTAACCTCTGGAATATTGATAGGGCTTTCGATTATATGACAGACATAAAAGTTAAAGACTTACAAGTAGGTGGAAACCACTACAAGAAGTCTAAGATCCAAGCCTGGGATGTGTTCCTTGACTGGGGTCTGGACCCTTGGTTGTGCAATGTAATCAAGTACGTACAACGACATCATCTTAAGAATGGTAAGCAAGACCTGGAGAAGGCAATGCACTACCTACAGTTCACTATTGAGAACTACGATGAAGTTGTTGACAAGTACTACAAAACCTGATATAATTATAGGTTCCCCTGATGCATTTGACAGACAAGGAAATAGCCGAGCGGCTTAAACAATTACCAGAGCTGGACCTCATTGAACTTCTTAACCTAACGTCTGAAGATATAGTAGACAGGTTTCAAGATGTGATCGAAGGTAAAGCAGACTTCTTACAACAACAAGTAGATTGGGATTAATACATGGATCTTTACCAGCAGTTTATTGCTAAGTCTCGTTACTCACGCTTCCTGCCCAACGAGGGTCGAAGGGAGCACTGGGAAGAATCAGTGAATCGTTACTTCACCTTCCTGTTCAACCACCTTGAGACTAAGTACAACCACATTGTTGATGACAAGCAGCGCACTGAACTAATCAATGCTGTTACTAACCTAGAGGTTATGCCTTCGATGCGAGCTATCATGACCGCAGGCAAGGCACTCGAGCGCGACAATACAGCAGGCTATAACTGTAGCTACCTACCTATCGATGATCCGAAAGCCTTTGACGAGGCTATGTATATCCTGCTCTGTGGTACAGGAGTAGGCTTCTCTGTGGAGCAGAAGTATGTCAATCAGTTACCGGAAGTACCAGATGAGTTGTTTGATAGTCAGACTACTATCGTTGTTGCAGACAGCAAGGAAGGGTGGGCCAAAGCTCTACGACAGCTCATTGCTCTACTCTATTCTGGAGAGATTGCTAAGTGGGACCTTTCCAAAATCCGTCCAGCAGGTACGAGACTCAAGACATTTGGGGGACGAGCAAGTGGCCCTGGTCCATTGGAAGAACTATTTAAGTTCACAGTTGCAAAGTTCAAGGGAGCCGCAGGTAGGCGTTTGTCGTCCCTGGAGTGTCATGATCTTCTCTGCAAAATCGGGGAAGTTGTTGTGGTGGGAGGAGTACGGCGTAGTGCGATGATCAGTCTGTCTGATCTTGAAGATGATAAGATGCGTCATGCTAAAGCAGGAGCTTGGTGGGAACAAAATGGACAACGCGCACTTGCGAATAACTCTGCCACTTACTTGTCTAAGCCTGATATTGGGCAGTATCTGGATGAGTGGACCAGCCTCTATCATTCTCATTCTGGGGAGCGTGGTATTTTTAGTCGTGCTGCTGCTAAGTACACAGTAGAGAAACTGGGCAGGCGTGACCCCAACTATGACTTTGGTACCAACCCTTGTTCAGAGATTATCCTGCGTCCCTACCAGTTCTGTAACCTGACCGAGGTTGTGGTACGTGCTGATGATACGCCTGATACTCTGAAGAACAAGGTTCGACTAGCTACAATATTGGGGACATACCAATCTACTCTGACTCACTTCCCATACCTGCGTAAGGTCTGGCATAAGAACACCGAGGAAGAGCGTCTGCTGGGTGTGTCATTGACTGGTATTCTTGATAACGAATGGATGGGTAAAGTAAGTGACGAAACTGCGAAGCATCTTGAATCAATGCGTGATGAAGCCGTTCGAGTCAATGCTGAGCTTGCAACTACTCTGGGAATCCCTCAGTCGGCTGCAATCACTTGTGTCAAACCTAGTGGTACTGTGTCTCAGCTTGTTGATTCTGCCTCTGGCATTCACACTCGACATAGTCCTTATTATATTCGCCGTGTTCGGGGTGACAAGAAAGATCCTCTCACGCAATTTCTGATCAACTCTGGTGTGCCTGCTGAGGATTGTGTCATGCGTCCCGACAGCACCACGGTCTTCAGCTTCCCTAAGAAGTCGCCACAAGGTGCAAGGATTCGTGAGGATCTTACCGCAATGCAGCACCTAGATGTATGGCTCCAGTATCAGCGTCACTGGTGTGAGCATAAGCCATCTGTCACCATCTCAGTTAAAGAGCATGAGTGGATGGACGTAGGAGCGTGGGTATGGAAGAACTTCGATGAGGTCTCTGGAGTAAGCTTTTTGCCATATGATGGCGGTACTTACAGGCAGGCCCCATATGAGGAGTGCACCAAGGAACAATACGATGAGCTAGTAAGCAAAATGCCAACTA